AAAAAATTAAAAAATTTTTTTTTTTTTTTTGTACTAAAATTGGTACTGCTGCACATGATATTAGTATTGGATCTATTAATTCATTTGAAAAGCCTGAGAGATATGTCATGAAGGTTGAAAATATAGATAAACCTCATGATGGGGAAGAAGTCGAAAGAGATGATGAATTTAGAATTAGAATTCATAATGCGCCAAGTGCAATTTCAGTTGCAGGACCAGAAACTGCATATAAATCAATGACGTATGCTTTTAGTACTAGAATTAGAGATGTTAGTGTAGATTCGCCTTCTCCAGGGAAAATAGATATTTATGTTTTGCTAGATGAAGAAATGGAAGATTCTTTTAAAAATGATTTACAAGAGTATATTAATAATAAAGAAAGAAGGCCAATGACAGATTTTGTTTTAGTCAAAAATTTAGAAAAAATAAATTATGAAATTTCTTTTAAGTATTACGCAGAAAAACCTTTGATTTTAAATGATGCTATTGAGAAGTATAAAAAATGGCAAGAAAAATCAATTGGAAGAGATGTTAATCCAAGCATGCTAGTTAAAATATTAATGGATTCAGGCGTAGAAAGAGTTGAAGTTCAAACACAGTATATTGCTCTCAATGTAAATCAAATAGCTAAAAGTATAAATGAAAATATTGTCTATGGAGGCAAAGCAGATGTATAAAATTGATGATTTTAAACTTAAAGAAATACTACCTCCAAATTTAAAAGAAGATAAAGATATTTGCAGAGCTGCAGAGATAATAGATGTTAGAAATGAAAAAATAATAAATGAAATGAAAAGTGTTCTTAATCTAAATCATATAGATGGATTAAAAGAGACAATATTAGATCATTTAGCATATAGATTTGATGCACCAGGATATGATAAAAATCTTAATATTGAAGTGAAAAGAAAATTGATAAAAAATGCAGTAAGATGGCATAGATTAATGGGAACACCGGTTGTGGTTGAAGAAGTAATTACTGCTTTATTTGATGAGAGTAAATTAGAAGAGTGGTTTGAGTATGATGGAGAACCACATAAATTTAGAGTAAAAACAAAAGGTATGTTACCTTCAGAACAAAAAGTGAAAACTTTTATGAACACAATTGAAAAAATCAAAAGAAAATCAGCTAAATTAGATGGAATAATAGTAGAAAGAAATCCTAATATGGATGCATTTGTGAGTGTTTACGGCTCAGAAATAAAGAAAATTAAGTGTTATCCTAAAACAGCTGAAGATTTGAAAATTAAAAAAAAATACTCAGTTGGAGTACTAGTGAAGGAATGTTCAAGAAAAGTTTTAGGTATAGAAATTTTTAATCAAACAAGTACAAGACATACTTGTTTTTTTTGTGGAGGAATTATTTTTTATAAAAAAATTGTAGGGGAGGTTACAAATGAGCTTTAATAAATTTTTGATGACAAAAAAAGGGTTAGATCTTCAAGCTAAAATTCAAACTGGATCAAGTTTAAAATTTACTAGAATAGCTATTGGTTCTGGAAATATTAATGATTCAAAAGATTTAATTAATTTAGAGAATTTAATTGAATATAAAGAAACATTTCAAATATCGGATATTAAAAGTAAAGGGGATGGTACTGCAGTTATAAGTAGTATTATTTCAAATGAAAATATTACTCAAGGTTTTTTTCTTAGAGAAATAGGGGTGTTTGCTGAAGATCCAGATATAGGAGAAATTCTATATTGCATATCCAATGCAGGGGAGTATGCAGATTTTTTCCCAGCGGAATCATTATCAAAAGTAGATATATCGTTAGAGATAATAACAATAGTGGGAAATACAGAAAATCTTGAAATTATTATTGATGATAGTTTAGTTTTTGCAACTAAAAAAGAATTAAATGATATTTCTGGAGAAGGTTTAACAAATGAAACCATTAAAAAAAATGCAGATGATATTTTAACTTTAGCAATTGAAGTGTTGCTATTAAAACAAGCTGCATTAACAAATTTTACTGGTTCAAATATGTTTATTGTAAACTTTAAAGAACTTTCAGCAGAAGAAAGTTTCGATGGAGTTTGGAATATAGAACAAAAAAGATTGGAGGTGTAAAAGATGGCAATAAAAACGTTTAGTTTTAGTGCAGAGACTTTAAGAAATCAGCAACATGAAATAAATATTCCCAAATTAAAAGAAATTGTATCAGCTGATGCTAATACAGGAAATGTAACTCATAGTTCGAGTGGGGAAATGGTGATTCTTAATTTTAGTAATGGCCAAGGTCAAAGAGTTCAAGTAGGAGGAAGTTATACTCCTGCAGACACTAAGTTTGTTACTGCGCAAACAAGTCAACATTATAATAGTGGAGGATATGTTGGTACATTAGAACAATATCTTTATTCAGGTGCGTATACGCCAGTTCAATCTAAAATTGTATCAGCGAATGGCCAATGGACATCCACATTGACAAAAACATCTTCAGGGTTTACAACATCAAAAAATGAACCACAAACATATGCATATAATAGTGATGGTTATGCTGGAACATTGTCATTAAAAGATTCAACTCCAGTAAATTCAACGTGGTTTAATAACCAAGTTAGTAGTTGGTTATCTAATAGCCCATCTATAGGAGCGACGTTGACACTTAAAACGCATGATGTAACATATCAAGGCTCTGTTAATAAAGCAGCACAAGATACTAGAATATATAGATATCAAGGATATGTTACTAAGCCAGCAGTAGATACTAGAACATATGCAACATATTATACCTATTCAGTTACGGTTAATTATACTGAAAGAGGAGTACCTTGTATTTCAGGTGATGATGGTTCGCTTGGAGCTAAAGCAGATGCTTTTGATTTAGTTTATCAAGTCACAGAACCTGATGGAGATACTGTAACGATAACAGAAAAATTAAATGGAGAAGTGTTAAGAACAATCAATAATGCTCCATTAGAAGAATCCTTAACAATAGCTATTTCAAGAGAACAGTTGTATTCTATGGAGTTAGAACAGACAAATACAATTGAAATTAAAGCAGATGATGGGAAGGATGGAATTGTATTTAGAAGATATACATTTCAAAGAACTAATTCAGCACCTCAAATTGATGGGGAAGATCTTGATTTAGGAGAAAAAAATGAGCCATTTTCAGTAAATTTTTCAGCGTTAGATGCAGAAAATGATGATATGAATGCAAAAATTTATTTAAACAATCAATTGCTTAAAAGTATAGATTTGTTAGTTTCTGGACAAATATATTCATTTGAAATTTCAAAACTTGATTTTATTAAATTAAATGGAAATGAAATGAATAACATTAGAATTGAGGTTCAAGATAGTAATGATGCGACTTCAATTAGAAATTTAACTTTCATTAGATCAGTTGAGAAGATAGAGTATGTTTTTGTAAAAGAAACAGATGCAATGGCTACTCAAATTCTTATTACACCAACATGGCATGTTGCAGAAGGAGCTGAAGGCAAGGTTTGGGTGTGTAACAATGTTTATGATGATGTACCTACATGGGAAGATGCAACAATTGTATCATTGCAAGGAACGCATTTTAATTTTAATAACGAAACTAAAACAGCTGCTACATGGGGAATTGGAGTTAAAATTTCTATAGAAAAAAGAACAGCAACAGAACTCAGTTGGCTTGCTGGTTTTGGAGGTGCATATAAGTGATAAAGACCATTAAAAATACGAGTGTTGCAGAATTAAGGGAACTAGAAGAGCAAAAAGAACTTAAAAAAGAAGTTATTAGATCAATACTTGAAGCAATTGAAGAAATTACAGAGCAACTTGAATTAGCTGAAAAAAGAATTGTTGAACTTGAAAAAAGGGGAGAATAGATATGGTTAAAAGTTATATGGTTAAAGTATACGCATTTATGATAAAGGCAGGGATGAGAAATGTAGAAGAGTTGCCTGAAAATTATAGAGAACCAGTAGCTATTTATATGGCAGAACAAGAAGAATAGAAAAATTTTAGGAGGTTTCAATGAATAACATAATTGAATATTTTGAAAAATTATTTACAGGAGCGAAACCATATATTGGTTTCGTTTTTGCATTATTGCATAAGATGTTATTTCCAGATTCAACCTATGTTAATGCTGCTACTGCAGTTTTAATAGCTATGCTTTTAGATTTACTCACAAAAATGTGGAGCATAGCAAAAGTCAATGGTGGATACATTAGATCAGTTAAAATTAAAGCGCTATATTCCAAAACCTTGTGGGAAAAAACTAGCGCAAAATTTATAGCTTATTTTTGTGTAGCAATTTTGGCAGGACTAAGTTATAGAGTTACACCACTTACGAATGTCGGAGTATTTTTCGCTACAGTTGTCTATAGTGTGATGTTTTTAAGAGAGACTCAATCAGTTATAGAAAATCTTTGTGATGCAGGAGCTGATTTAAAGTGGTTGGCGAAGTGGGCGAAAAAGAAAGAAAAAACTGTATTGGAAGAGAAAGAGGAGAAGAATAATGAGCGAATTTAGAAAATTAACCGCTGAAGAGTTAATTAATGAATTAGGTGATTATAATCATAATCAGCTACATGTTCATCATACTTGGAGGCCTTCAAAAAAGGGCTTTAAAGGAGATAATCATTATAAGCTTCAGAAGGCTATGAAAGATTATCATGTTAATACAAGAAAGTGGAGTGACATTGGTCAACATGTCACTCTTTTTCCTGATGGAACTTTTTTAACAGGAAGAGATTTCTCAAGAACTCCAGCAAGTATAAAATACTGGAACAATGGAGCATTTGCAGTTGAAATGATTGGAGATTTTGACAAAGGGAAAGATAATTTAGAGGGAAAGCAAAAAGAAAGTATTTTGAAATTGATAGCATATTTTATCAATAGAAAAGGAAAAGAAAGTATCAAATTTCATAGAGAAGGACCAGGCGTTAAGAAAACTTGTCCTGGATCTTCATTGATTAAAGCAAAAATGATAGGGGAGGCATTGGCAATGGGAAAATTGTTTAAAGATGTAGAAGATGGCAGATGGTCAGCTTCATATAATGAAAAAGCGTCAAATTTAGGAATAATTAAAGGTAATGGAGATGGAAAATTTAACCCTACAGGAAATTTAACTAGAGAACAAGCTGCAGTTATTGCAGTAAGAATTATTGAAGCAATGGAAAGGAAGTGTAAATAATGAATGAAGAATTATTCAGAATCATTGTAAGTTTAATTTTATTTATATGCTCAGTATATGTTCTTCCAGCAGTTAAAAAAATCTTAAAAAGCAAGTTTGGTGCATCAAATTATGCTTATATAGAAAAACAGATTAAAGATGCAGTGTTAGCTGCAGAACAAATTTTTAATGAAAATAGCCAGGGAAAAACCAAAAAAGAATTTGTACTTAATTATTTGCATAAGCTTAAAATTCCTTTGAGTGATAAAGAGATTGATATATTGATTGAAAAAGCTGT